CAAAATTATGGTTACATAGCTTATATATTCTATCTTTATATAATTCTAATAATTCTTCTTGTTCTTTTTTCTTATCAATACAATCTTGTCTTAATCTTAATATATTTCTGTAATGTTGAATTTCATCGCAATCTGACATACATTCATACTGTTTTAATAGCTCAGTATACATTTTGTTATAATTTACAATAAGTCCATCGAAATACAAAAGATTATCCTCTGTTAATTTCTTACACAGTAAAAAATAATTTAAACTCATTATAGTTTATATTATTTAATTTTTAAATTTATTTATTAATATATATATATATATTTACATATACATACTGTAAAGTGCGGGAATATTTTCATTTTCCTTTTTAATTAATTTATCAACAATATCTTTTGTTACTGTAAAAGGGAATTCTACTTTTAATGACATATCTTGTTCAAACAAATTTGAATCAGGTTTCATTAATCTATAAAGATTCAATTTTGTATATATAATTTCTAGACAACGTTTTAAATTTCTTACACCATCTTCTTTGTTGCAATGATTATCAATAATATAATGAACCGTTTGGTCATTAATAATTATTTGAGATTCATCAAACCTTACTTGCTCACGAATTCTAGGCAGTAAATAACTATTTGAAATTGCAGTCTTTTCTTTTTGATTGTAACCCTTTGTTTTTATTCTGTACATTCTATCTTTTAAAATGGGATTGATTTTGGACTCATCATTATAACTAAAAATAAAAAGACATTTACTTAAGTCAAAATTTATTTCGGAAAAATATTTATCGTGAAATTGTGAATTTTGCGAAGTATCTGTTAAATGTGTAAGAATTCCTGCAATTTCTTCACCTCGAGGAGTGTCACTAATTTTATCTAATTCATCAAAATAAATTACAGGATTCATACACTTGCTATCAAGTAAGATTTGTACAATTTTACCCCAAGTTGAACCTTCATATGTATACCCGTGTCCCTCTAAGAAACTACTATCTGTTGCACCTCCTAGAGCAATAAAAGCAAAAGGTCTGTTTAAAATTTTACTAATACCTTCTTTAACTAAACTTGTTTTGCCTGTACCCGGAGGTCCGTGAATCGCTATAGCAGTTCCAATTGCCTTAGGATTTGTTAGCAATTGACCTAACATTTGCATAATCTGCATCTTTGCATCATTTAAACCATAAACTGCATTATTTAATATTTTTTGAGCATTTTCCATAAAATCGTGACATTTATCTACACCATCATCAATGCTAATTGGCAATCCTTCATTTTTACCAAATGGAATACGCATAAAAGTATCAACCCAATTTTTAATTTTATAAAATTCACCACTACCAGGTTCCATATAACGTAGTGAATTAATTTTTTTCATTGCAGCTCCTTTAAATTGTACTGGAATATCTGCTTCTAAAAGTGTGATGCGATATGGTTTTTCAATTCTAGTTATTTTATTGATTTCCTTTAATTCTTTAATTATTTTTTTTTGTTCGTCAATCTCTAGTTTTTCATAAAATGAAAAATCATTTGTCGTATTTTTATCCCTAACAATTTTTCGAAATATTCTCATATTTTTATCCTTGTATTTTTTATTCTTCTTTTCTTCTTTTGCCTTTTCTTTCTTAAGGTCTTCTTCATAAGTTTCAATGCATTTTTTAATAGATTTATCATTTGGATTTTTTTCCAAAAGTTGTTTTAGTTGTTCTAAGGTTTCATTATTTATTTTTTTATCATCTACTGTTAATTCTTTGGTTTCTTTTTTAGTATCCTTAACTTGTTTTGAACCCTTATCTTTTTTAACATCTTTATCTTGTTTTGTTTCTTTTTGTTTATTTTTTTTAGGAGCTTCTTCAGAAGAACTAGATGAAACAGATGCATCCTCATCTTCAGTTTCATCGCACGAATCATCATCATAATCTTCAAAATCAGAATCATACTCTTCATCTTCCCACTCTTCCTCTTCTTCCTCATTAGCACCTCCAATTGTAAAAATAATATTGAATTTATTAGAGCCTTTAACTTTGATTTCTTCATCATCCTCGTCCTCTTCGTCATCATCTTCTTCAGTATCTTCGCTACCAATAGTTTCCTCATCTTCTGTTTCTGTTTCAGATTCAACTACTTTTTTATTTTTTTTATTCTTCTTATTTTTACAAACCCTTTTTTTAGAATGTTTTTCTTCTTCAGATTCTTCATAATCTTCATCAGAATCCGTTTCCCATTCTTCTTCATCAATGCATTTTTTTAATTTTTCACCATCTTTAATTTTTTTGTTTAAATGCTTAGATGGAAATATTTTTGATAAAAATTTTCTATATTCGTGTACATTTATTTCTTCATCTTCACTATCACTCATACCATTATCACTATCAGATTCTTCATTTCTCTTTTTATTGCGTGATTTGTCGTCTTCTTTTTTAGAACGTTTATTTAATTCTTTTTTTGACATTTTACTTTGGGTATCTCGTGACATTTTTATATATATTTATAATAAACTAATTTTAAATTATTATACACATATATTATTTATAATATACTATACTAATTTCTGCATTAATAATAAGTATTTAAAGCATAATATCATATACAATTATTTAAAACTTTATACATAAATAATTTACAGTTCAAATGTATTTATTACAACAAATAAAATTGATTTATAAAAACAATATAAATGTATTGTATTATAATATAATAGATGTCAAAATATCCAAACTTTAATATGTTAAATTGTTCCAAAGTTATCGGCATTCAATTTAGTATTTTGTCTCCGGAAGAAATACGAAAAGGGTCTGTAGCCGAAATAACTACCAGGGATACATATATAAATAATAAACCAGTTATTGGTGGTTTGTTTGACCCTAGAATGGGAGTTTTAGAACCTGGTCTAATTTGTCCGACAGATGGTTTAGATTATTTGCAAACTCCTGGATACGCAGGTCATATTGAATTAGCAAGACCAGTATTTTATATTCAATATTTAAGCACAATCTTAAAATGTTTAAGGTGTGTTTGTTTTAAATGTAGTAAACTTTTAATAAGTAAAGAGAAATATAAACAAGCATTAAAATTACAAGGTGACGCAAGATGGAAATATGTATTTTCATTAGCAAGTAAAATTAAACGTTGTGGTGAAGACATTGACGATGGTTGTGGTTGTCTTCAACCAAATAAAATTAGAAAAGAGGGTCTTGCTACTATATTTGCCGAATGGAAAAATACAGAAGAATCAGAATCAGAACCAATTATTATAAAAGTAACTCCTGAAATGGTATTAAAAATTTGTAAAAGAATTTCAGACGAAGATGTATCATTTATGGGTTTTAGTCCTGTTTATTCAAGACCGGATTGGATGGTTTGTCAAGTAATGTCAGTGCCTCCTCCAGCAGTTAGACCATCTGTAAAACACGATGCACAACAAAGGTCAGAAGATGATTTGAGTCATATTTTAGTAAATATTATTAAAACAAATAAAACTTTGCAAGAAAAACTTCAAAATAATGCTCCTGTAAATGTCATTGATGATTGGACTACAGTATTGCAATATTATATTGCTACACAAGTAGATAACAAAATTCCAGGTGTTGCTTCCGTAGCACAGCGTTCTGGAAGACCATTGAAATCAATCAAAGACCGATTAAACGGCAAAGGGGGTCGTATGAGAGGCAATCTTATGGCAAAACGTGTAGATTATAGTGCTCGTTCAGTTATTACTGCGGACCCTAATATTTCAATTCGTGAATTAGGTATTCCAATGAAAATTGCAAAAAATATTACAAAACCTGTTATTGTTAATAAAATTAATAAAGCGTTTTTAACAAAATTGGTACAAAATGGCCCAGATGTGTGGCCTGGAGCTAAAAATTTAGAAAAGAAAAATGGAGAAACAATTGGGTTACGACATTACTTAGATAGACAATCTATTCTGCTTGAAGAAGGCGACATCGTTCATAGACATATGATGGATGGTGATGCAGTTCTATTTAATCGTCAACCTACACTCCATAGAATGAGTATGATGTGTCATATCGCACGTATTATGAAGCGAGGGGATACTTTCAGAATGAACGTGGCTGATACAAAGCCATACAACGCGGATGAAAATTTTGTGAGCATAAATGGTCACAAACCTAGTACAACTAGTCAACGTTCGCAGCAGGGAGCGTGAAAAGCGTGCAACTCCCTAGTCTCTTTTAGAGGCAAGATTTCTTGTTGCGGGAAACCCCTTAGAGCCTTCACTACCACTCTAGCATTGAAAAATGCCAAGAGGAACTCGGTTAATAGCCGAACCCAATGGTAATAATGTGAAGGATTGGGCAATCCGCAGTGTTACTTTCTAAATCCGCTATGATAGGATATGAAAGGCATTCAGAGACTGAACGGAAGTCGGTGGATAATGATGGTCTAATCAACCAGAATCTGCTTAAGATACAGTCCGGCCCTTTGGGAAACCTTTGGGAACAACCGTTTGACGGGGATAAATTCATCTTGTCCCCAACAGGGAGCGTTAAAAGCGTGTAACTCCCTAGTTAATTGATTCTAATTTTAAAAAGCACTTAAATATAAAATATACTAATAATACAAATGGAACTATCAAAATGTTTAGAACTATCAAAAGAGATTTTAGATGAGTCAACCAAAAGATATTGCGAAATATATAAAATAATTAACCTTTCAAATAGTAAGATATATGTAGGACAAGCTGTTTCTCATATATTAAATCATAAAAGATACAGACCATATGGACACGAAGGGAGATTTAGATGTCACATATCAGAAGCTTTCTCAACAAAGAAAAACCAATCACACTTTTTAAATAATGCCATTAGAAAATATGGTGTTGCAGATTTTGTGGTTGAATTAATTGAATGTTGTGAAATATCAAATGCTGATGAACGAGAAATATACTACATTAAAGAGTTAAATTCTTTGTATCCTAATGGGTATAATTTAAAGAATGGAGGTAGTGTATTTACTCATAGTGATGAAAGTAAAAAACGTGTATCTAATGGCGTATTAAACTATTACAAAGATAAAAAATACGAAAGGTTTAAAGATATAAAATATATTGATGATGATATTGAAAAATATATTAAACCATTAAAAAGAAATAATGAGCAATATGGTTGGTATGTTTATATTGATAGAATTAAAGCAGATTTTGGTGGTGTTCACATCCCATTAGATAAAAGTAAAATAAGTGCAATAGAATTTATTCAGAATTTAAAGAATCAATTAGCAACGTCGCCAAATTGACTGGAACTTCCTTAGAGCCTTCACTACCACTTACATTTGGAAACATTTGTGAGGACCACGATTAATAGTCGTACCCAATGGTAAAAAAGTGAAGGATTGGATAATCAGCAGCCAAGCCCCTAACCTCGCTATGGTAAGAGTATGGGGAAGGTTCAGAGAGTAGATGACGACGGGTCTCAAATGATGGTCTAACCAACCTGATGAGGCACAAGGTGTATTCCGGCCTTACGAGAAATCGTGAGGGTATTTCCATACGGAGATGAATTTACATATGCCACAGGACCCAGAGTCTGAGGCAGAATTAAAAAATTTGGCGGCAGTACCATATCAAATAATTAGCCCCGCCAACAACTCGAGTATTATAGGTATTTATCAAGACTCAATGCTTGGATGCTATCAATTCACAAGACCAGATGTCAATTTTAGTCCGAGAGATGCAATGAATATACTAATGATGTTTAATGGTGTAAATGAACACGAGCTATTAAAGAATGCAGAAAGCGAAAAGGGAATTACAAACTTTGATATTTTAAGTCAAATCATGCTTCCTTTGTCGATGAAATATAAAACAAAGGCGTTTAAAGAGGATAAAGACGATGCAAAAACATCAAATGCTGTGCTTGAAATCAGAAACGGAAAATATATTCGTGGTCAAATGGACAAAGGTGTTTTAGGTGCAGGTACAAAAGGTCTTCTTCAAAGAACGTGTAATGATTTTGGTAATATGGCATCCGCTAAATTTATTGATGATTTGCAAAATGTTGTTACTGAGTACATGAAATCAAGTGCGTTTAGTGTTGGTATTAGTGATTTAATTTCAGACCAAAAGACAAATGAAGAAATTATTAAAGTCATTACTCAAAAGAAAAATGATGTTAAAAATTTAATTGACCAAACGCAAATTGGTATATTTGAAAATAATACAGGGAAAACAAATGAAGAAGAGTTTGAAACACAAGTGAATAATATTTTAAATCAAGCAACATCTGAATCTGGTAAAATTGGTTTAAAAAGTTTGAGCAAAGACAATAGATTTGTTACAATGGTTAATGCAGGTTCTAAAGGTTCTGATTTGAATATTTCCTTTATGATTTCTTGTCTAGGACAACAAAATGTAGATGGTAAGCGTATTCCTTATGGATTTGAACACAGAACATTACCACATTTTACTAAATACGATGATTCCCCTGGTGCTCGTGGATTTGTAGAAAGTTCTTATATCAATGGTTTATCCCCTCAAGAGCTGTTCTTTCATGCAATGGGTGGTCGTGTTGGTTTAATTGATACTGCTGTAAAAACTTCTACTACTGGTTATATCCAAAGAAGATTAATTAAAGGTCTAGAAGACTTAATGGTATCATATGATATGACTATTCGTACAAATAAAAATAAAATTGTGCAATTTGCTTATGGAGATGATAATATTGATACTGTTAAAGTAGAAAATCAACCGATTAGTCTTGTTTCAATGAGTATACAGGATATCTATGCACATTATCTAATGCCTGAAGAGAGCGGAAAGGTAAAGACACTTGGCAATATATTCTTAAAAAATACAATGACAAGATATAAAAAACAACACGAAGAAATGACAAAGAAAACCAATACGTATATTGAATATATGATTAAGCAACGTAATGAAATTATAGAAAAGGTTTTCAAAAATAAAGGAGATATTGTTGTTAATTGTCCAGTAGCATTTTCATATATTATTGGTAATATTCAAGGACAAACCAATTTGACTAGTTCATCATTAGTTGATATTACGCCACTAGAAGTATTTCAAATGATTGAGAACTGTTTTGATAATTTAAATAAAAATTATTATGCTCCTCCTACAAGTTTATTTAAAACATTATTCTTCTTCTTCTTGTCTCCAAAAGAGTTATTGATTGTAAAAAGATTTAACAAGTCCGCTTTAACATTGTTATTAGATACAATTACAATTGATTATAAAAGAGCTATTGTTACACCTGGTGAAATGGTCGGTATGATTGCAGGTCAAAGTATTGGTGAAGTTTCAACACAAATGACACTGAATACTTTTCATTTTGCTGGTGTTGCTTCTAAATCCAATGTGACTCGTGGTGTGCCAAGAATTGAAGAAATATTATCTTTATCAAGTGATATCAAAAACCCTTCATTGAGTATTTATTTGAAAAAGGAAGATGAAACTCAAAAGGAAAAGGCTCAATCAATTATGTACATGTTAGAGCATACAAGATTAGAAGAAGTAGTTAAATCAATTGAAGTATGTTTTGACCCGGATGACCTCAATACTTTAATAAATGATGATAAAGATACAATCGAACAATACAGAGCATTTGAAAATATGGTAGACGAATGTAATCAAATGTCATTATCTAATGATGAAAATGAAAAATCAAAATGGATTATTAGAATGATTATGGACCCTGAAGTTATGCTTGAGAAAAATATTACTATGGATGATATTAATTTTACGTTGAATAACTGTTATGATAATCAAATCAGTTGTGTATATTCTGATTATAATGCAGATAAATTGATTTTTAGAATTAGAATGAATGAGGTACTAAAAAATGGAGCTAATAGAGGTGGACAAAAGAAAACCAAGGTTAACCCTCTAGACCAATCAGACCAAATTTATATTCTTAAAAATTTCCAAGAACAGTTATTACAAAATATTGTATTACGAGGTATTAAAGGTATTAATAAAGTTATTCTTCGTAAGATTAAAGATAACATGGTAGAAAATAATGGAATTTATAAAAAGCAAGATATATGGGTATTAGATACAATTGGTACCAACTTGTTAGATGTTCTTGGACTGGATTATATAGATAATAATAGAACATTTAGTAACGATATTGTAGAAATTTATAATGTGCTAGGAATTGAAGCTGCTAGACAAGCTATATATAATGAGTTAGTAGATGTTATTGAATTTGATGGCACCTATATTAACTATCATAATTTTAGTGTATTAGTAGATAGAATGACTGCTACACAAAAAATGATTTCAATTTTCAGACATGGCATTAATAATGATAATATCGGACCCATTGCCAAAGCATCATTTGAAGAAACACCCGAGATGTTTTTAAAAGCAGCAAGACACGCAGAACTAGATACATTAAGAGGTGTATCTGCAAATGTCATGTGTGGTCAAGAAGGATTCTTCGGTACAAGCTCGTTTCAAGTTGTGTTAGATATTGAAGAAATGCAAAAATTAGAGGCTACCAGTGAATATAAACACGTTGATGTTGACCAAGAAATAGAGAAGTTCTTTGGAGGTGTTAATAATCCTGAAGACCCTTGCGGTATTAATAAATTGTCAATTCAAAATAATGTTGTTACAATTAAACCAGAGGACCTTGGTAATGACAATACATATAACCCAGGATTTTAAATTAATAAATTTGCTTTATAACTTTTATTAGCTAAAAAATAATTTAATATTTGTAAAATAAATATTAAATGTAAGTATATATTTTTATTATGACAATTAATTATATTACAAATAAAATAATTAATCTTGATAATAATATTTTTTCATTAAATTATGACAATTTTGATAAGGTTGACACAATATTTAAAATATTATTTTATAGCTTAGCTAATAATACTTATAAAAATAAATTTATTATGTTTAAAGAGACATTAAATAGTTTTTTATCATTTTCAAGAGAGAAATTTATTCAATATTTTTGTAAAATTCAAAAAACATATTATGCATTATGT